GCCTGCCGTTGTCCCGCAGTGAGATAAACCGGTTGCCGTCTCCTTGCTTGCTCCAGTGTGTCAACCACTCCTTCGTGTCGTCGGCAGAGTCGTTCTCGTAGATGAAGGTGCAGGACTCGCGGAACAACTGGCCCGCCTGCTCGACACGGTCCAGCGTGAACGGCAGGAACGGCATCGCATTGCGGCAGATGGCCACGAAGGCCACCGATCTTCGCTTGGCCGCCTCTCGCCCCAGGGCCACACGCCGGGCGTACTCTTCGGCGAACTCTGGGTCCGGGGGAAGGATCAGGTCGACGTCGTGGCTGCGGAGGTCTTCGAGGCTCAGTTGGATCTGCATACTTCAGCGTTTTCGTATCCGCCCCCGGTCCAGTCGTGGCAGAAGACTCGGCCTGTCAGGTGTGTCGTGGTGAGTTCCGGATACCCGTACCTGCCTCCCAAGATCGGACGATCCGCCCGAGACCGGTCGGCGTGGTGGTGCCAAGTCCGGATCGAGAGTGCTGGATCTGACACGCGGAGCCCTTGCGACACCGCCCAGCCGGCAATCACCTGATCGCAGCCGACGTCACCCAGCGGGATCGACAGTTCGACCTCCGGCAGCCCGCCGGCTCGGAAGATCCAGGAGTCCTGGGAGCCAGAGAAGAGCAGGTCGTCGATGACGTGCCCGATCATCCTCGGCCCCGAGGGCGACTCCCACCTCGTGAGCGAGATCAGGTCGCAGCGATCGAGCACACCCTCGGCAAGCTCGATCGTCTCGTCGAACAGGATGTCTGAGTTGGCCACCACACACACGTCGCCGGGGCTCGCCTGATTGCGGCAGATGGAGGCCAGTTCGCCGAACGTCCACCGCGTCGAGTTGCCGTCGAGTGCAATGACGCGATCGAAGATTCGCGAGTTCCCCTCGATACACCGGGCGATCTCGCCGTCTCTCTCGGGCTGTCCAGTCTCGTAGCTCTGGACGACGAGGATCACGTTCCGATGGCCCAGCAGTGGCCGGGGTGGCCTGGGAATGGGTGCGGCAGACGGCGGACGCTCTTCCCGAGTCTCTGCAACTCGACAGCCACCGCGTCGAAAGTGTCGTGACACTCGACCAGAAACACGGCGTGCTTCCAGCTATCGAGCCGCTTGCACCCACGCAGGGCGGCGACCTCGCCGCCCTCGATGTCGATCTTCACGAAGTCGGCTCCGGCAGGGAGTAGCTGGTCGAGTGTGACCACCTGCACGTCCGTCGTGGCGACGGGCTCTATCTTGGCGCCGCCTTCGCCGCCGATCGGATGCGAGGGCAGGAGCGAGTTGTGGCCCGGGGACTCGTGCAGGAAGAACTCCGCCTCGCCGGGCTCCTCGCCCACCGCGACCCTCTCGACGGTCACGTTCGGGAGGTCCGGGATCTGGTTGTAGGCCCGGGGGTCAGGCTCCGCTGCCACGACGGCCTGGAACTCTGTCGACATTGCCTCGGACCACGATCCGACGTTGGCGCCGATGTCGGCCGCCAGGGCCCGCCTCTTGGGCAGAGCTTCCGAGACGGCGAACGAGAGCCAGTATTCAGGGCATTTCATTTCAGGCCTTTGCCCTTCCGGCGAGAGGAGGAGTCCACGCGACGGCTCCCACGAACCGCTTTTCCATTTCCTGCTCGGTCCACCTTGACCGAACCTCTGCTGCCCTCTCCCTGATTTCTTCGGGGCTTGGCCTGTTTTCCTTTGCCCACGGCTTTGGGCCCAGCTTGAACCCCTTCGCCAGATCCCACACTTGGTTGACGGTGATCTCGTACTCCTTCGCGATCTCCACCGTCTCCTGAGTCTCCCAGAGAATCGCGAACTCTGACCTGCGAATCGTCTTCACGAAAAAAGCTCCTCAGCCAGTTGAGCATGTGATTCCTCGGATCTCCCGATGGCCCGTCGCCCCCGACCGCCTACCCAGCGATCGGGAGCAACGGAACCACCGGAGGGGACGATCAGGGTGCGAACTGCTGCACCCAGTAATGGCGGCCGTCGGGGCCGACGAACCCGGCCACGCCGACTCGACGGTGGGACCTGTTGAGAATGTTGGCACGGTGGCCCGACGAGGCCATCCACGAGGCCACGGCGTCGAACCCGTCAGGCTGGCCGGAGGCGACGTTCTCGGCCACGCCCTGCGAGTGGTAGAGCGATCCAGACTGAGCCAGACGACGGGCATGCCGGCGAGCCGCCGCCATGAGCCGGCAGTCGACCACGAGGCCCGGGAGTCCGATCCTGGCCCTGGCCGAATTCGTCTCAGACAGCACGATCGACTCGGCCTCGTTGAGGGCCGTGCAGGTCTCGGCCGCCGTGGCCGTGAGCGAAAGACACAGAAAGAGAACCAAGCTTCTCATGTCGTCGTTCCTCCTTGAACTAGGACCCACTCATCCCCGCGAAGTTCGTAAAGGCGAACGTCACGGCAGCCGACACTCTCGGCAAGCTTCACGCACTCTGGCTCGAAGACGGCCACACACTCTCGCGGATCAATGCGACCGTCCGCCACGAGCAGGGCAGCGGCGGCCCTGGCAATACCCCGGCGACGCATGTCGCTGCGGGTGTAGCACTCCAGGGTCTGCAAGCCCTCCCAGCGGTCTGTGTTCGCCCAGCCGGCAACCCTGGCCTCGGCGTTCCTGACGATCGCGACGGGACGCGAGGAACGCCCCCCAGCGACTTCGGCCTGGAAGTCGGATCCCGAGTTGGACAGCAGGCTGACGATCTCCTGCGAATCCAGCGGCGAGAGGCTGGCGACGTTGGTGACGATGGCATCCATGCGACGAAAGAATGTACTCGTATCCGTCCTTTTGTCAAGCCGTCCTGGTGGCGACGAACAGCGGTCCGTGCTCCCCGACGTAGGCCGAGAGCGTGTTGAAGCACAGATACTCCCTCGCGTCCTCGTCCGACATGCCGTGCGAGCCCATGAGGATCCGGACGCACTTCTCGTAGTCGTAGACCACGACCTGGGCGTGATGCTGGTTGAGGCTGTACCCAATCACGGCGTCCTCGAACCCGTCGGCCAGCAGGGCCTCGGGGTTCAGGTCGGCGATTTCCTCTCGCCACCAGCGGGCACCTTCACCAACTTCCATGTGATTCTCCCGTCCTGGACCACGAGCCTTTTCTGACACTTGACGATCGGCTGATTCTTCGGATCCGGAGGCCACGGCCTCGACGTCATGCAACCCACGGGTCATCTCCTTAGTGTGTCCAGACTATGCAGGGCATCCCGGGGGACGAAGTACGCTGGCGTCCGCCCGCCGTGAGCCTGCTCATACTCCGGCCTCTTGGCGTCCGCTGCCTTGATCCAGCCATGCACCGTGTAGTGCGGACACCTGCCGGTCACGAGCAGAAAGGTCGAGTCGTCGGAGTCCGATGGCCTCACGATCAGGTCGTAGTGGTCCTGGCTCCGAGTTCGGACCTGGAGCCCGGGGAGGTCGTCTCGCGAGAACGAGTTGATGCTGCCGTCCCAGTAGATGCCGAGGGCCTTGGCCGCCGCCATCTCGCCGCAGGCGCCCTCGATGTGCTCGCTCCAGCCGGCAGTCTTCAGGCCGTGGGCGTCCTGGAGGCCGGCCTTGATGCTGGCGAGATGCCGCATCCGGCCGACGTCCGAGCCCATTGCCGCCTCATGCCACGCCAGTGTGATCTTCATCGTCGAGAATCCTTTCTGCCTCGGCCCTGCTCGTCACAACCTCGGCCCTCGCGCCGCCTATCGTCCGGATCTCGTGAATCCTCTGCTCCTGGAGCGGAGAGGGCTTCTTCCCAGGCTGCTTGACCTCCAGGAAAACCGCCCGGCCTGACTTCACGGCGAGGAGGTCCGGGATCCCGGCCGTCTGCATCGGTCCTCCGGCGATCTTGAACGTCCACCAGCCGCGAGACTTGGCGGACGCCACGATCGACTTGGTTATCGATGACTCAAGTGGCATCTCCCTTCCACGGCTTTCTACCCCTCTTCCAAGCTTGCTTCTGGCGTTCAGAGAGGAGCTTCCGAGTCTCCTCGCCGACTGGTCGTCCACGGTTGGCGTGCTTCATGGCCTCTGAAATGTTCTTGCGATGCTCATCGGTGAGCGTCCTGCCTGAGAGCGACTCGCTGATCTTGGCGTTCGTCTCCGGCGGGTGCGGCTTCCCGAGGCGACTCTGCCTGATCTTTTCCTTGGCCTCGTCGCTCATCGCGAATCCCCGGCCGCCCATGCCGCCCGTCTTCAGGTTGTAGGTGTCCTCCCGATCGCACCACTTCTCGTCGACAATCGCCGCCTCGATCAGGTAGGCCTCGTCGGCCGTCTCGCACTCAATGAGCGTCGTCCTCTCGAAGTTCGCGGGGCCGTACTTCTCCACGGCAGCACGAATCAGCGTGCCGCTCCCCAGGTACCCGTCCGCGCGAGTTCTGTCGGCCCGGCAGACTCCGACGTAAATTTTCCCGTTAGTCAGGTTTGTTGTTTGGTAGACCAGCCACTTCGGCATTCCTTTGCCCTTTCGACGGCCCCTCCGTCGAAGCAACGTCTGCATCCCTCGCAGACGCCGGTGATGTCCTCAGCCGCATTCAGCGGGCAATCGTTTCCGTACAATGCGTCGCCGAGCGGGTCGTAGCAGTTCCGGAAGATCACCGGCGCCACGTCAGGCGACGGCGGCGTCTCGCCTTCGTCGCACTGATAGCTCCAGAACCAGTTGAGGTCGGCCGGCACGAGCCGCTTGAACTCGTCCAGCCGATCCCAGGACGAGCGATCGATCGAGAGATGCAGGTACACGTTCGACCTGGGCGTGACCTGGGCGGCCAGCTTCGGGATGCGGCTCACGATCCACTGCGGAACGTCAGGCATCGCGACCGCCACGGCGTTGATGCACGGGAGCATCTCCTCGAACAGATCGCCGCCGCCGTTCCAGCGGATGAACGAGAGCTTCTTCCGGCGAGCCGACCGCACGATCCGGCTCGCCACACCGAGCGGGTCGTCCTTGATCGAGTTCATCAGCCGGTGCTGCTTCTTCAGGCTCGACGTCCAGGTCGACGGTCCCTTGGCGAAGTAACACGTTGTGGCACAGACCGTCGTTGGGCGGCACGTCCCGATGATCGGGACGTTGAGGCTCCGGCCCGTGACCTTGTTCGTGGAGAACGGGTCCTCGTGGGGGTCGAGGCGGTCGGTGTAGGGGACGTGCTTTTTTGCTAGGGATTTGACTGACATGGCTGGCCTTCCGTGGCCTGGGCGTCGAGGATGCAAAGGAGCGAGTTCGCTTTTTCGCGACGGCGATATTGTTGATATGCCCGAACTCCAGCCAATTGCCTCGCCTTGAATTCCGGGTCGGCGTTCATCGCCCGGGCTCTCTCTGAGTGTTTCGCCCTGAACTCCGGGTCGGCGTTCATCGCACGCATTCGCGCCGAGTGTTTCGCCCTGAACTCCGGGTCGGCGTTCATCGCACGCGCCCTCTCCGAGTTCTTAGCCCTGAACTCCGGGTCAGCTTGCATCGAACGCATCCGCTTCGACGCTCTCTCTGAGCTCCTCGCCTTAAACTCCGGGTCGGCGTTCATCGCACGCGCCCTCTCCGAGTTCTTAGCCCTGAACTCCGGGTCGGCGTTCATCGCCCGCATTCGCGCCGAGTGTTTCGCCCTGAACTCCGGGTCGGCGTTCATCGCACGCGCCCTCTCCGAGTTCTTAGCCCTGAACTCCGGGTCGGCGTGCATCGCACGCGACCTCTCCGAGGCCTTCGCCCTGAACTCCGGGTCGGCGTTCGGGAAACCTCCGAATCCACCGACCTTGATGTTGTATGTGTCCGGCCGGCTGCACCATTCTTCGGTAACGATCTCGGCCTCTTTGTCGTAGGCGGCATCTTCGTCGTCGAAGGAGAACAAGGTCGACCTCTCGAATGCGTCAACGCCGTGCTTTTTGATTGAGCGCATGAGGCGCTTTCCAGACCCGAGATACCCATCAAACTCATCGCCATCCTGCTTGTGGACGCCGACGTACTTCTTGCCGTTCAGCTTGTTAACCGTCTCGTAGACGATCCACGGCATGGCGGGCCTCCTTGCCCGTGTGGCACGCGTATCCGTACAAAAAAGCGATCAATGCCAGCGACGCTCACGCCGGCCACTGCATGGTTCGCACCACGTTTCCGCCAGCCGGCCACTCCGGCAACGACAGCCAGAAGTCAGTCGCGCGAATGTCGCGACGCCCCAGGCCGGACTCTGGATCGAACGAGAACCACTGCTCGCCGGCGAGCCAGCCGGCGTAAATCTTGTCGACGCCGCCGTGGTGTGTCTCGCAGACCACCACAACCTTCTTCTCGGGCGGCGACTGCTCGACGATCGGAATCCAGCGGTCATCACTCACGCGACTGCCTCCGCCACACGGTCGACGCGTTGCTTGGCGATCTCGGCGTACTCAGGATTCAACTCAATCCCGATCGCGTTCCGCCCCAGGGCTGACGCCACGGCCGGGATCGTCCCCGAGCCGGCGAACGGATCGAGGACCGTGTCCCCGGGATTGCTCGACACCTCGACGATCCGCCGGACAAGCTCCTCGGGTAGCTGAGTCGGGACGCCTGGGACGCGTTCCTTGAACGTGCCGCAGATTCGACTGATCTTCCAGACGTCGCCCATGACCTTGCCGCCCGGCGCGGCCCGGCGGTCGCCGTACTTTGTCTGGCGAGCCGAGGGCACCGTCACCGCCGAGCGGTTGAATGTGAAGCCCTTCCGGGCCTTCGTCGCGTAGAAGATTGGCCGACTCGTCCGCCCGAACTTGTGCGAACAGTAGACTCCAAACGTCTCGTGCCACGTCACGCGATTGCGGACGTGGAGGCCCTGTAGCTGGAGGCTCAGGTCGATCTCAGCCCCGTGCTCCTGGCCGCTAACGATCCAGAGCGAGCCCGTGGGCTTCAGGGCCCGGTCGCACAGAAAGATCCACTTGCGACACCATTCCCAGTAGTCTGGGCGACGATCTGCGGACTTGCCTTGGCCGTAGTCGACGCCGATGTTGTACGGCGGGTCGGCGACGACGAGGTCGACGCTTTCCGGCCTGAGCGTCGCCAGAACACTCAGGCAGTCGCCGGTGATGATTCGGCAGGACACACTCAGGCCTGATTCGCGAGGTAGTTGTCCAGTCCGATCTGGTCGATGACCTCGCGAATGGCTTCGATCTCGATGAGCGAGGCCTCGCTGTCGGACAACAGGTCCTTGAAAAGCTCGGCGGTGACTGCGTCTCCAAGCTCGACGGCCATCGAGTAGCCGCCACGCTCGATGTTCGCCGCCGACTGCTCCAGGTCGTAGTTGACGTCGAGGGCGGCGGCGAAGTCGTGGCGGGGCCACTCCACAGACTCGTGCATCGCCGTCGGAGTCTCGTCAAAGAACTCCAGGCGGTCGGCGATCTTGTGGACGTGCTGCCGCTCCTCCTCGGCGTCGCCGGCGTACTTCTCGGCGAGCTTCGGGTAGCCCCAGGTCGAGTAATGACGCGACTGGAGCGTGTAGGCCTCGATGGCAGACCAGTGGAGGGCGAGGGACGACTGGAGAATCTTGACGATCTGAGAATTGCCGGCGGGCATGAGTCACTCCAATTCTGAGAAAAAGACGACCTTCTCGGCGTGCTTGTAAAAGTCCCACAGCAGCTTGTTGCGGGTGTTCACCCCGGACGTGCCCATCGCGTCCCAGATGATCCCCCAGCAGTGCGGCGTGATGCTCGCCAGATTCCACTCGGCGAGGGCGAGCGTGATTCGACACTCGTCCTGGGTGGACACGTTCTCGTACTCGCCCCTGTACTCGCTCACGCACTCGACCACAGCGGTCGCGACGTACCGCTGCCTGTTCTCAGACGGGCCAGGACACAGCGGGCACGACACGAGTCGAGGCCAGAGGTAGAGGAGGGCGGCGGCGGCCTTCCTGCGACCCTCGGTAGTCTCGTCGCCCATGTAGGACGCGATCACGCCGTCCGTCTCGCAGAGCATGTCGTCCGGGACGTCGCTGGCCTCGGGCCTCGGGCGGTCGCCGTAGACGTGCTGCCAAGCCTGGGCGACGGTCCAGTTGTCGAGAATTTCCGGCATGACGTGCCTTCCGTGGCTGCTCGCGAGGGGGTTATCGTATCCAGACTTACGATCCTGTCAAGGCGAGCCACTTGGCAGCCTCCTCGGCGAGCACCTGACGCTTGCCGGCCTTCACAAGCTGCTCGATGTACCACCGGCCTCCCTCGGCGGCGATCTCGGAGAACGTCATGCCGTCGAACCGGCCACCGCGAACGCGAAACTCGCGGCCCTCCTCCCGCTTGTCGAGCACCCCTGGCACGGGGTCGACGAGCCAGCAGTGCCCGCAGACCCAGCCACAGCACACGAGCCACTTAGCGGCGCCGTCGACCTTCCGAGTCTCGGCGATGTCGAGGATCCCGATCCCGCACTGATCGCACTGGTAGTGGCCCTCGACGGATCCCAGCCACCGGGCTTCAGAGGGGAAGTCCAGAGGGCCAGCCGGACGGGGACGCTCGTCCGGACGCTGCTTCTTGCTTGGCTTCTTCTTTTCCTGCCCGTCGCGTTCCTCGGGGGAGACGTCGAAAAGCAGGCCACTATCGAGTTCTGGCGAGTTGCTCACGGATCCACTCCAGGTGCTGACTGATTCGGACGTGTCCGGATTCGTCCCCGTATCGAGACTGGGGCGACCGCTTGGAGGCCATCACGAGCGAGTTGATCCCGGCCAGCGAGTTGCCGATGAACAGGCCGCCGCCGGAGTCGCCCGGCGCGATGAGGAACTCCAGTTCGGTGCCGACCCCTGATCCTGCGGAGCAGATCAGGAGGCCCTTGGATCCGATGTGGTCGACGATGTTGCTGCCCGCACGCCGCTGTCCGTCGTTAATCAGGTGCCCCGTCTCCAGGGTCCCGGTCATCCCGTACCCGGCAATCGCGACCACTTTTCCGGCCTCGTCAGCCTGTCCGTACAACCCGGGGTAGAAGGGCAGCCCGATGTCCTCGCCGACCCTGGCGAGGGCGATGTCGCAGCACCCGACGCAGTCGCAGCGGAAGCCGTCCCGAACCACGATCTCGGTGGCAGCCTGAGACTTGCCAGACACGAGTATCGTCACGTTGGTGGACCCGGCGACGACGTGTGCGGCCGTGACGACCCAGTGGGGGTCGATCGCGACGCAACTGGCGACGGCATCGCGGCCATCCGAGTCTCGGCATTCCAGCTTCCCGACGCAGGTGAACTGCGACCCGTAGTCGATATATCTCTGGTCCGAGACCCCCGGATCCCTGGTCCCGGCAATCGCGACCCCGGCAAAGAACAGAACCATCAACGAGAGGGATTTCATGCTGGTAGCTCCAGTGAGTATCTGGACCCGTCATCGACCACCAACAGATTCTCCCTCGCCCGTGTAACGGCCACATAGTTCACTCTGCACTCTTCGTCGTGCCTCGCGGCCAGCGAGACCCTCGAAGTCTCGACCGCCTTGCTCGACACCGTGCTCAGGATCACGAGGTCTCCCTCCATGCCCTTGGCCGAGTGGATCGTGGACAGCCTCACTCGCGGGTTGCTCGCCACGTCCGTGCCGTGGGTGAGTGCGGCAGACCTCCAGGCGGCAGCCTTGTCTCGATGCCGGGAGTCCATCGCCTCAGGCCACCGGCCCGAGAGGATGAACTCCACCATCTTCGGCGTGCATCCAGCCAACTCCATGTCCTCGGGGATCGGGCGGATGAAGTCGATATTGCCTCTCCGTCCGTCTTTCCAGGCCTTCTTCTCGCCGTGGACTATCAGCTTGCCGGCTTCCGGGTGAGACGCCGCCGACATGGCGATGGCGGCCGCCCAGTCGTCCCCGCTGACGATCTGGCCGTGCTCAAGATCCCAGAGGCACTTGTATCCAGACAACGAGGACGCTGACCCGACTCGGTCGATCCACGAGTACGGGATCTTGCGGGCCTTGAGTTCGTCCTCGTACTCCGCCAGGGCGAACGCAACCCGGGCAATGACGAGCGTGCTCCGCGAAGGATCGATCCGAGACACGGCCTCGTGGGCGTGACGGGCGTGGAGGATTGAGCCCTCGTGCGGCGCCGGAGATATCTTCCGGTCCCGGTACCCGCTCCGCATCTGCCTGAGGCACCGCTCGCCGTAGTCCATGATGACCTTGGGGCAGCGGTAGGATCTGGGCATGATCGATTCGTCCGCGTCCCAGGACAGGAAATGCCGATAGTCGGCGCCGTTGAATCCGAGGATCGACTGGTACGGGTCGCCGAGCAAAAAGACTCGCTCGATGTTCGGGCTCCTGGCGATCCGCCGGCAGATTCGATCGACGATCGCCGAGGAGTCCTGGGCCTCGTCGATCGCGAGCACCCGCAGTTGCTCAGGGACGTCTCCAGTCGGCTCGACCTCGACCGGGCCGTCGACCGTATGCCGGACCCCAGCAAATCGCGAGGCCACGTCGGTGAAGTCCAGACGGCCCTCCGCCCGCTTGGCGTGCTCGTACTTGTCGATGATCACCCGGGCGGCGTTGGCCTGGATGGTCGTGTCTCCGATCTGGGTCCAGTCGGAGATCACCTGACTCAGTGGGACCAGGGACTGCCGGGCGAGTTCCCAGGCCCGCAACGCGATCGAGGCGTCGGTCTCGCCTCGGGTCTCCCACCCGGACGAGGCTGGGTCTCCGGAGCCCGGAGCGGCCCTCTCGCCCAGCTTCTGGCTCGTCCACTCGATCCCGTCCTCGCCCTCCAGAAGCTGGCCCTGCTCGACCTTGGACTGCCGGTATGCGATCGAGTGGGCCGTCCTGAACCATCCAGACTTCGTCAGGGCCTCCACGTCGACCCCCCAGGCCTCGGCAGCCCGCTCGGAGAGTTCCTGTCGCCCCGCCCTCGTGAAGGTGCAGAGGCCGATCTCGTCCGTGCTCAGGCCGAGCGACGCCTTCGCCTCAGTCAGGCAGTCGAGGATCAGGCTGGTTTTGCCCGTCCCTGCGCCGCCTACCCATCTTTTGTAGATTGCCATAGGTTGAAATTGGATCAGGCAAAAAAGAGAAAAAATCCCTATGTATAGGAGACCTAACTGCTTGTAACCAAAGGACTTCTGACGCGTTTCTGCTCTCTTTGGATCTTGGATCTCATGTTCTGGGTCTTAAATTCCTCTGGGTACCCATATAGGAGAAGTCCATTTTTTGCCGGCGGGCCTAGCCGCCCCCCTCGGCGATCCGCTCCAGGGCCTTGATGTGGCTCTTCGTCCAGACCCGGAACCGCTCGTCCGAGCCGGCGATGATCCGGTGCCCCTGGCGGAACCGCTCCTCGCCCGTCTCGGCCAGCACGCGGGTGTGGATGTCGTCCCTGTCCTTGGCGGAGATCGAGGCGTTCTTGCTCCGGATCTGGTCCCAGATGGTGTTCCACTTGAACCACAGTTCGTCCCGGATCGTGTCCGAGTCCTTCGCCCGGACCCGGATCCACTTCGGCACTCCGCTGGCGTTGGGTACGTTGTCCTCCTCCGCCTCAGACGACGCCACCTCGAACCGCTTCAGGTAGTCCAGGAGGGTCGTGGCGACGTAGGAGAACCGCTTGAGTTCCGGAGGCGGGTACTCGTCCTCCGCGACGTCGATCAGCTTCGAGGCGAGCCCTCGGATCTGCCGCCGCTCGCCGGCCTCGTTCTCGACGTTCTCACCGTTCCAGACGGCCGCCCAGCGGGACGGGTTCGGGTCGAGCAGGTTGATCCGCTTCGTGGCCGCCAGGACCGCGATGGCGACCTCACGAGCCCCCAGGTAGGTCCGGGTGTCCATGAGGATCTTGTGCGACGGCTCGCCCGGGGTCCTATTGGGAATCACCAGCCTGTACATGGTCGGGTCCGAGTGGACGACGATGAGTTGCCAGCCGCCGGGCTCCCATTCCCGGGCCTCGGCGTCCCACTCCAGGCCATGCCTCTCGAAAGGCCTGTTCGCCCGGCGTTCGAGGTGGCGATTGCGATAATGATCGAACTGGTCGTTGGCGACCTTCCGGACTTCGTCGACCGTCTTCGGGGGGTCGCAGTGGGTGACGTTGAGCGCCCTCAGGACCGTGTTGACTCGCGTCCGGTCGGCGTCCGAGTAGTCGCGGCATTGCCCAGCAAGCCACGAGGCGATCCCGACCAGGAACGCGTGTCTGCCGCCTTCCCCGACCTTGTGGTCGGCGAGGATTGCGTCCTTCGCCTTGGCGACGGTACCCGTGCCCTTGCCCTTTGAGTTCGCCAGGATCGCCTGCTTGAACGCCTCCGGCAGCGGCGCCGGCCGGACCTCGTCAGGCGACCGGCCGGGCAGCCAGTCGTACTGGACCTTGGTCTTGTGCCAGGACTTCGGGAACACCGACTGGCTGGCGGCCTCGCCGCCCCCGAGCCGGCACTCCAGGCCGTCGACCTTCGTCACGCCCACGTCGGGCAGGTCCGGGTCGTACTGGAACAGGTAGTGCGGGCCTCGCGAGCCCCGGAACGCCGTCGTGTCGATCTGGTCGAGCCCGTAGCGGCGGATGACCTCCATCGCCTGCTCGTCGTCCGCTTCGATGTCCACGATGCCGGAGACTCGCCCGAGTCTCACGCCGATGTTCCATCTGACGTTTTCGTTGCAGCCCTCAAACCACGTCGAGATATCATCCTCGTTGTCGGTGGCTCGATGTTGCCAGCCGGCGTCACCGGCCGGGTGCTTCCCCTTGCTCGGGCAGTCGTGGCCCTTCGAGCAGGTGCAGGATCCGTCGTCGCGGATCCCGTAGAGCTTGACCACCTTCATGCCCAGAGCGGCGAGACTGGCGGCGGCCTGGAAAAGTTCGTTCGGCTTGTAGTCCACTGTTTATTCCTCCATGAATGCAAAAACATGCGGGGGCTCGCGACCCGCTGCCGCGAGCCCCCGCTACTCGTGTCCGTACAACAACTCAGAAGGGGACGGCGTCGACCACCGCATCACGCGACGCCACACGCGAGATGCTGCCGACCAGCACCGGCGTCATGGTGGACGTGAACAGGGCCTTGGCACGCTGGCCAACGTCCTCCGGCACGGTGCCAACGTGGCGGCAGACGATCGCCGCGTAGTCGGCCGACGAACCCTTCTTCTTCTCCAGGGTCAACTCGACGATCGCACGATAGTGCGGGACGAGTTGGGCAGAGAGAGCCCGCAGGAAGTCCTCGACGGGCTTCAAGCTCGTCGGCGACACCTGCACAAACACCGGCGACGTGTCCTGCTCACGCAGGATGCCGAGCACGCGGCTCGGCTTCGCCCGGGGCGGCTTCCGGTCCTGCCACTGGCAGTACGGAATCTCCTTCCACCGGTAGGTGCCGTCCTGGTTCCTCGCCGCCTCGATGGCGGCAACGTCCAGGTCGCCCGGGTCCTCGCCGACCTTGTGGCCGGTGATGCCGTCGAGCGAACGGAGGTACGGCGAGTTGCCGGCCTTCGCCACAGCGTGCGGCCACAGGTTGTACTCCGTCCGCGTCGCGACGACGCAGAGCCCGGTGATGTCCTTCTCCGAGAACTCGTTCCCGGCGACGGTCCAGTTCCAGCGGGTGGAGCCACCCGTGGGAATCTTGACGAACGTCAAGTCCGACCGCCGCAAAGAACCGCCACCGAGGTTCGCCTCGATGACTTCCGCGATCTCGCTATTGGGGGCGAGAGCACGGAACTGACTGACCGCAAGAGACGTTGACATGAGTCAACTCCTATTTGCCTACCAACCAAAACGAGAGACACACCGCCGCGACGCGGACGGGTTCACTCGCTGAATCAACCAAGATCCAGGACCTCTTCCTCGTGGTACGACTCGGCGACGTATTCGCCAGTCTCGGCACGACGACGCATCTCGAAGAGCGTCTCGTCGATCTCGATGCGTGCCCGCTCGACCGCATCCGGCGTGAGCTTCACGACCTTCACGTCAAAAGGCGCGAACGTCTGCACGACGATGAACTTGAACTCGAAGGGCGGCCACCCGGCAGCCAGGGCCGCGTCCGTGTACCACGAGTGTTGCCAGTCGTAGCCGAACCTCCGGAAGCTGTACCTCAGGTCCCGCCACTCCGAGCTTGTCGTCTTCAGGTCGAACCAGAGTTCCGGGGTCACGCCGTCGGCGCGGGCCTTCAGCTTGTGGCCGGACGAGTTCGTCCAGAACACGGAAAGCTGCGAGTGGGTGCAGGCCTCCATGAGTGCGTTGGCTCCCCTGTGCTCGCGAAGACTTGCGATCATGTCGGCGACCTTGCCGAAGTCGGTCTCGGAGCACTCGATCGCGGCCGGGTCGAGCGATGCCTTCCAGGACTGGAACGCCTTTCCACGGCGGCTGCCGTCGGCGGCCAGCACGCTCGGGGGAGCAACGGCACACCTGCTTCTCCAGTCGATCCCGCGAACCTCGGCCTCGAAGGCCGTGTCCACGATCGTCCCGAACGTCGTCGACGAGTTGCCGGCGAACAAACTCTTCCGCGCGACCTCCGCGTACCGCTGGGCCCGGCCTCCGAGCACACCTCGATAGCGGTGAGCCTGGGACCGGGAGACGAATTCCTTTCGGGCGTGATAGACGTCGTTGGCCATGTCGTAGACCAGTTCGACGTTCGGCGTATCCAGACTACTCGTCGCCATTGTTCTGCTCCTCGTTGTGGAAACCATTCCGCCCCGCCGCGTCGAAGCGGCTGCCGCGCCTATCGCGAGGGCGGCTCTCATCAGCCCCGGACGAAGGTCGCCTCAAGGCCCTCGCCCGTGGCGAGCCATGCCTCGAACGACTTCTCGCCAGAGAACAGCCCGTCCAGGCTCTGCTTGGACGCGGCGAACCGTGCGACCCCGTGGCCGGAGTTGCGATTCAGCGGAGACACCATGATGCCGCCCTCATCCTTGCCGGAGACTCGCCGGAGCTTCCATTCGTTGCCTTTGACTTCGAGCACAACGTGATCCCCGACCAGCCACGACAGCTTCTCCAGGATGGACTTGTGGATGCGAACGGCCAGCCCCACCTGGGAGCCCGCCCGCACACACCGCGAGACAAGGATGTCTCCGTGTGCCTGTCGCCCAAAGTTGGCCCGGCCACGCCGCCTCGAAAAAACAATCTCAGCCATGATTACCTACCCTCCTCGTCAAACCATCGAGAACTGCCTCGACCACGTCGGCCTTGGATTCCAGTGCTCGATAGATCGCTTCATCCACAGTGCCCTTCGAGACAAAGTGGTAGTACCTGACGCATTTCGATTGACCCGGCCGCCGTAGCCTTCCGAGGCTTTGCTCGTAGTCGCCCAGGCTGTGTGAGACGCTGAGGTACACGCAGTAGCAGGCTCGGGTCAGGTCAACTCCCGCCCCTCCGGCTTGCTGCTGGACGACGATCACGTCCGACTGCCCGGCCTGCCACTCCTCAAGCTGCTTTGTGGCCCCACAGAGGAGCGACACGCTGCGTCCAGATTCCCGGCACGCCTCCGCAGCCTCGCGGAGGTCCTCGATGAATCGAACAAACACGACGAGCGGCTCTCGAATCGGGAAGTCTTCAAGCCACTCGCGAAACGCGATCGTCTTGTCGGGCACGCCAGCGATGCGGACGAACGTGTCGCTGCCGTCCGCCTTGGCGTGGCCACCTGCGGCGAGGTGAAGCCGGTTCACGACGACCATCCGGTTGGCTGCCGTCACGACCTCGCCTGTCTCCAGTCTGGCGATCATCTCGGCTTCCAGTTCCCTGTAGAACGCGGCGGCCTGCGGGCAGAGTTCGACCTCGATCGTCTCGTGGATCGCGTCAGGCAGCGTCAGGACGTCATCCGCCTTCACGCGATGGACGTGCTCGTCGATTCGCTCGCGAAGGGCCACGAGCGCGTCGTCCCGGAAGTCGGTGATCCAGCCCGGGTAGCGTGGGTGTGTGATCGCGATCCGGTTGCGGAACGCAGGGAAGCTGCCTCCGAGGACAGCCGGATCGAGGAACCGAAACTGAGCCCACCAGTCGCAGGGGTTGTTGGGAGTCGGCGTCCCTGACATGCAGACGCGGAGGGACTCCGGCAGCGACTTGGCCAGTTTGGCCAGAAACCGAGATGCCTTGCCGCTCGGACTCTTGATCCGGTGGGCCTCGTCGCAGACGATCGCGTCCCACGGCGTGGCCGAGATCGACTTGGCGACGTCGCCCCGATAGCAGGCGTCGTAGTTGACGACGACGAGGACGTCGCCACCGGCGGCCACAGCCTCGCGAATCGCCGCCGCTCTGGCCTTTGCCGTTCCGCTGACGGCCACGACGACTCGTCGACCCTGCGCAAACAGCCGTGCCTGCTTCGCCCAGGCTGGGCCAACGGCGATCGGGCAGACCACGAGCACAAGTCGGCGGTCCGCGACCGCCATGAGGAGCGTGCGGCTTTTGCCGCATCCCACCTCGTGCCCGATGTACCCGAATAGACGGCGACGCAGCCAGTCCGCGCAGGACTGCTGCTGCGCCCACGGGGGCGTAGCTTCCATGCCTACCTACCTACTTGTGTCCGTACTTTGTTTTGCGACTGGGATCCTAACCGACGACAGCTACTGCCTGCAAGCCCCTCGCTGACTCGATGAGCGAGTCAAACCTGAGGATGGTGTCCCGCCTCAGTGCCACGAGCTTCTTTACCGCTTCACCCTGGGCCTCGGCCTCGCTCTCGAACACCTCGCCCCTTGCGTGCGAGGACGTGTACCGATGCTCGGACTCGGGCATCCGCATCAGGACGACGGTCGAGTCGTCCTCGTAGACGACCACTCCCGACGAGACGTGCGACTGCGGGTGTCCCGCTCGATCGATCCAAACTGACGCTGTCCATGCTGCCTTCATTGTCACTCGCTCCAGTATTCCGGGATCTCGTTCGCCTTGCCCTCGTATTCTCGGCATCCCTGCTCGTCCCCGAGGACGGAGCAGCACTCGGCAGCGTCCTGGTAGGACGCCTGCGCCATCAGCCCCAGCCCGGCCTGCCGGTAGAACCTCGCCGACTTGGCGTAGAGTCTCGCGGCGCGGCCGTACCTCGAACGATGACTCGACTTATGCGGCGTGGTCGTCGGATCATCCAAGAGTTCCTCGGCCTCGGCGATGAGGCGGTCCCCTTCGTTGATCCAGGACGTCCGCCACTCATTGAACGGGTGCCCAAACGGGCTTTTCTGACTTTTCTTTGCCACGGTTGTGTGTTCTCCAGGTTCCGTGAGAGGGGCGAGGGTCGTCCTCGCCCCTCCCGGAGCAGCGTATCCAGACATTCACCTAGACCGCGAGCAGCTTGGGCCCAACCTCGGCGTCGAACACGCCGTGGAGCCGCTGCGTGCGACGCTGGAGGTCCCCGAACTCCTTCAGCGTCTCCGTGAACGCGTTGAACAGGCTCCATGCCGTCCAGTTCGCAAACTCGGGGTGCTTGGGCTCCTCGAACTCCTCGATCACCTTCGGGATCGCCGTAGCCGGGATGGCCTGGGCCCTGTATGCCTTGAGCACGACGTCGTGGAGGTGGGACTGCCCACGGACCTCCAGTTCCTTGTAGCACTCGATCCGGCGGGCCTGGGCCTGCCGGTGCTGCACGAGCCCGGCCACGCCCTCGGACACGAGCCGCGAGAGGCGGTCGTAGATGAACCGAGTGTGCTTGCTCTTCACGGTGTGCTCAGCGGAGAACGCCAGATTGTCGCAAACAAACACGCGGGATCCGAGGGCGAACGACAAAGGGAAAGTCTTGTCGTGCGAGTTCCGCAGCCCGAGCGTCACGGCGTAGTCGCCGCCGTCGACCTGCGCGAGAGTGAGCAGCCCGAACAGGCGGGCACCGTCGCCTGTCAGGGCGAACGACCGATCGGAGATGCCCAGTCCGCTTCCGGCGAGGGCGTTCTCGACGGAGTCGATCACGTCTCCGTGAGCGACGGGAGTCCAGGTCTGCGTGGCCTGGGGGGTCGCCACCGCGTTGACGACCTCGCGGTCGACGAGGACGGCACCGGCGTGAAGGCACAGTTTGCTGTTGTTGCTCATGGGTCATTCCCTTTCGAGGTTAGTGTGTCCAGCCAAACGAATCGAACTTGCACGAGGATATCAGGCCCGTTTCCTATTGTCAAGCCTTTGCGATTGGGCCCGCTTCTTGCCCGTGACCCGGTAGGGTCGCGGCACAATCGCGGGGTCGACTTTCCGCCGCCGGCCCTCGACGTGCAGCACTGCGAAGTTGCCGTTCTTGTCGTAGGCCTCGATCCAGCCCACCGCACCCCGTTTCGCGTACTGGACGAACCTGTACGGTCCGGGCGCCTTGAGGCTCGCGTCGACGCCGTCCTTCGATCGCCAGTAGGGGCCGCCGCTGGCCCGAAACACGTCTCCCGGCTTCAACACGACTCGCTCCGAGACTCGATACTCGTCCTGCCTGACGATCTTCACTGGTCACCTCCATTCGTTCGTTGCGTATCCGTACTTCACGAAGGCAGCTTGTCGGCCGGCAGGACCGCGACGACGACACTCATGTCGCTCGCGAGTCCCCTGGGGCTCACCGGGCGGTCGGGGATCGCCTTGAGCGTTGCCTGCCCGCCGTAGGGCACGATGACGTAGTGACCGAGGCGGCTGGAGTCGAGCACCTGACACTCCAGGAGCAGCCAGCCGTCCGGATGGAATAGCTCCACCTGCCGGCGGAATATCTCGGCGAGCCCCTCGGGGGTGTTCTCGTGCCGCTCGCAGTAGCGGCGGGCGAAGGCGTCGAAGTCGAGCGTGGCGTGGTTCACGGGTTGGTATCCTTTCGGGTCGGGAGGGTAAGGGAATCCGTACAACGCTGTCAAGCGATAGCCCACTTCACGTCGTCGTACCCGGGCAGGGCGTTGATCGCCGCGTCCCGGATCCGGCTCAGAAGCTTGCAGGCGTCCGAGTCTCGCCAGTCTTCGGTCTCGCACGACTGGTAGTCGAGGCAGTCGCACAGCTTGACGATCTGGAGGGCCGAGTGCTGGACGCTCGACAGCTTGGGCGACCGGAGCACGTCACGGTAGTTCTCAGGCTTGTCGTCGGAGTAGCGGTGGCACACGCTCACGACGTTGGCCCGAGCCAGCGTCTCGTAGATGCTCTTGAAGTCGGAGTCCTTGGCCGAGGCGTTGCCGAGCCAAACCTTCTTGGCGACGGCGTAGCTGGCGATGGCGGCGATGTGGTTCTGGCTGCACACGAAAGCGGACATGGGTTTCGTCTCCGGGTTTGTGGTTCGTTGCTCCACTGCCCCATTATACACCGAGGCCGGTGCTTTGCAAGGGGGCTATGACACGGCAAGTTTTAGGGCCTCCTCGATGAGCCGGGCCACGGCTCGGGCCAGGGGGGTGTCCGTCCCTAGCTCCTGCCCAAGCCTGACCAGGATCAGGGCGTGGATGATTTTCTGGGTGCTCATTCGCCCCTCCTGTAGGACTCGACCAAGTCTCGAACCGCCGGGTCCCACTGCGGTCCGACGTACTCGACCATGACGGGCTCGGCGTCCTGGCCGCCCCGAAACGCCTGGGCGTCGACGAACCATCGACCGGTTCGGCAGCACTCAAGGATTCTCGGCGTGATGACTTTGCACAGTTCCCCGCCCAGGCGGACGATGTTGCCCGGCGTGATCTGGTCGGCCCGCGAGAACCTCGCGGGTGTTGTTGTGTAGGTGGTCACTGTCGCTATTCCCCGCTGAGAAATTCGTTGAGGGCTCGATCGAACTCACGGAAATCGAAGCAAAGCACGTCCAGGCCACCGCTTGAGTCACGGACGCGGACGCCGCGTCCGTGGAGCGAGACTTCGACGGCGACGTCCTCCTCGTCGACTCTCCACTTGGCGTGAGCCAGGAGCCACAAGTCTCTGCGGGCGAGGTGCGCCTCCCAGGCGGCGGCGTTCCCCCAGGCCGGCGGCGACGATTCGATTGCTACGTCCGCTAGGTACGGGGCCACGCTGCTGCCGCCGTCGATGCGGTCAAACATGATGGATGCCCAGTCGCGGACTTCGTCGGGGTTGTTCACTTGGCCGTCTCCTTCACTTCGAGTTTCGACTGTCGCTGGACGTGGGTGGCTGCTTGGGCGTACTTCAGGATGTCGCGGGCTGTGGGGGTCAGGTTGAAGGGTGTCTTCCTCGGGTTGGCGTGTCCGGACAATATCAGGCCTCGGCCAGCGACGCCAGGACGGCGTCGAGTTGGTCGCGGAACTGCTCGGCAGCCCGCAGCTTGGCCTTGAACTCGTCGATCTGGGCGTCGTCGATCAGGTGCTCGGCGTCGTTGGCGTTGTCGATGTACTGCTGGAGGGCATCCAGGACCGCCCAGAACTGGGCGGGGCTGTTCAGATGCAGGTCGGCCGCGAGCGGCTTCGGGGGCTTCACGACCTCAGGCTCCGGGAACGCGGCCTCGGGGAAGGCCTTGAGGAACGCTGCCTCGTATTTCTCCTGCACGATGCCGCACGGGTTGGCGTCGGTCTGGCTGACGTAGTGGACGACCACCGGGGCGTGGACGTGCTTGCCGCGAAAGGTGCGGTCTGGCCGCAGGACGACGACCGTCCGGTTGTTCAGCCGGCCGAATTCCGCGATGAGCTTGTTGGCGAGATCGCGGCTCTCGTCGGTCCAGGGCAGGTCGACGAAGCGGGTGTTGCTGTGGCCACGGCACTCGGTGTACCGGCCGCCGGCGGCCTTGACCTTGGCGCCGTACTTCCTGGTGAACTCGGGGTTGCTGCCGAGGTGAAGCTCGACGGACTTGGGCGTCGGGATGTAGTTGGTGTTGCTCACGGGTCGTCTCCTTTGCTGGTGTCTCTCGAACTGCCCCCAAGTATAGCACCGAGGCCGGTGGTTTGCAAGGGGTCTGAAATCAGGCCTTTTGCGGCTTCCGCAGCCGCTTGACCGTATCACTTGCGTCGTCCCAGCCGGTGACGTCCCGGATGGCCCGGATCGTCGCCCTGGCTGAGGCCTTGAGCCCGCCGAGCCACTCGGCGTCGGGCCCCCAGGGATCGGCGTAGAACTCGGCGTCGTTGAGAAGCTCAGGCAGGGCGGGGTCGTCGGCCCGGACCAGGACGTAACTCTTGGCATTGCCGACGTCCTCCGGTGTCGGCAAGTCTCGCTCCGAGTGGTCCTGGTAGAACTTGGGCGGCAGCTTGATTACGGCCGCCACCGGCTTCGGGCACTGCGGCACCCAACCACGGCCGTGCGAGCCGACGCCCACGAGCGGCGTGTTGCCGTCCCGGTCGACGGTCTCGATGTAGCCCAGTTCGTAGCACTTCCACCACGTCGCGTCCGCGATCCCGTCCGGCCGCTCGCAGCCCTTGGCTCCGAGCCGCTCGCACTCCGCGTTGATCTTGCCGATCACGGCCAACTGCGCCTGGCTCGGCCTGCGTGTCTTCTTGTGTCGCATCGTCGTCGTCTCCTGATTGGGGGGTGAGGGGCAATCGCATCCGGAAACTCAGGCGTCGCCGTAGACCTGCTTGTCGATCGACTGGTAGGTGGCCTTGGCCTCCTTGCCGAGGGCCTCGGCCTCCCAGCCTCCGAGAGCCTCAAGCTCGATGTACCGCCTGGAGAGGCCTGCCAGGACGACCCGGGCCTGGGCCTTCGTGATGGTGATCGTGACGGGCTGCTCGTCTTCGTCGACCTCGACGGCCGCCGGCTCGGGGCGGTCGATCGCCACGGCGTGCCTGGACACGACGCAGTCGCCGTTGAAGGACTCGACGGAGACCTCGACGGCGTCGCTGCCATTGCCCAGGCCCCACTGCCGAGCAATGGACTGCACCCGCGACAGTCTCGCCGCCGGGGTCTCGCTGGCGGGCTCGACGAGTTGGAAGGTCTCGCAGGCGAGATTCGAGCAGCTTCGGAGCTTCAGGTAGTTGTACACTGGCGTTCCCTTTCGTGTGTGATGTCTCTCGAACTGGCCCAATTATACCACCGATACCGGTGGTTTGCAAGTCCCTATGACACGGCCCCGGGCAGGGCCTCGATCTGGCGGAGCGTCTCGACGTCGCCCCGGGCCTCCGCAAAGTCGACGGCGTTGTGGAACGGGCACGTCGAGGGCCCGGTCTCGGCGGCCAACTCGATCGACCGGCGGATGCTGGCGACGCACTGGGCCACGGCGCCGGACACGTCGTTGCTGCCGTCCGCACAGGCCTTGCCCGCACACTTGAGGACCCACTGCCAGTTCTTCGCGACGCGGGCGAGTCTCACCGCCTCGCCGGCCGCCTGGACGCCGCTGGCGGCACACAGGGCGACCTTCTCGGCGAGTTTGTCCTTGGCTGCGATCTCGGCCCGATGGGCCTCGACCACCTTCCAGTTGATGGCGTCGAGCAGCTTGGCCTGGGCCTTGTCCTGGTCATTGCGAATCAGCATGAGTCGTGTCTCCTGTTCTTGATGGGTGACGTATCCAGACAATCAGGCAGTGGCCGCCGCGTCGAGAAAAGCCGCCTTCGTCGGCCTCTTCCCGAACGCGAACGTGGCGTCCTTGTCCGACGGCGTCAGGGTCGCGGACAGCTTGATCCGTCGCCCCTTCACGTCGCTGCCGTCGTCGAGGGCCGACGGGAGCGTGACCCAGGCCGACCAGCCGGCGTCGGTGCGGATCACGATCTTCACGCAGGGCTCGCCGACGGCGTTAAGCTGAGACTTGGCCGAGACGATCTGGCCGACCACCTCGACCCGCCCCTGCGGGGCCCGGACCCCGGCGGCCACCAGGGCGGCGGCCCGCTCGCGACGCTCGGCGTCCCACTTGGCGCGACGGTCGATGCCCTCGAACGCCCGGCCAACGGCGGCGACCTGGGCGTCGCTCAGGCGACCGTTCGCGAGGAACTTGGATCGGACGTCGGACAGGAACTCGCTGCCGTGGCTGCCGTCCTCGACGAGCCGCTTGAGGCAGGCGTGCTCGGCCTGGAGCCGCTCGATCCGCTCTTCCTTGCCGGCCCGCTCCCGATTGAGCGCGGCCCGCCGGCGAAGCTCCTGGAACTGCCCGGCGGTGATGCCGGAGAACCGGTTCCCCAGGCAGTCCTCGCCGACGAAGATGAACTCCTTCACGTCCTCGCGGGCGAGCAGGGCGGTGTAGCGGATATGGGCACCGCAGTGGCCGCACTGACCGCTGGAGCCGTGGCCGCACTTGAATCCGCGATCCCGGAGGGACTTCACGGCCTCATGCCGCTCGCGGGCCGAGAACGGCTCGCCGTTGTCGAAGCAGCCGTAGCAGGCGTAAGCCTCGGGGTCGAAGCCAGCGGCGGCCGGGGCATGGACGTCGGTGCGGGCGTTGCTCATGGGTCAGGTCCTTTCGTGAGTGGTGGGCGACTGGGGGCAGTATATCACCGAGGCCGGTGCATTGCAAGGGGGCTCCTCAGGTCTCGTACCGATGACCGCCGAGGACGTCGACGATCGTCTGCCCAGGCCCGAACGCGGCCCGTCGCTCGAACTGGGCCTCGGGGCTGTCGTCCCGGGGGCGGCTGCGGCACTCGGCGAGCAGAGCCTCCAAGTCGGCCTTGTCGGCGGCCGCAGACTTGGCCTCGTCGAATCGGACCCCCTCGGCCCGGAGCTTCTCCCGGCAGTCAGCCGGCGGCACGCTGCCGTTCGACTTCCAGCGGACTACGCCTTCGACGACGTCCACCGGGTGCTTGACCCAGAGCGGCAGGGTCTGGAGCTTCGCCAGGGCGTCCTTCTTCGAGGCCGCCGGCTGCGGGTAGCAGAGGGCCTCTCCCTTGCTCCCGACGTAGACGTAGTACCACCTCGGGCCGCCCTTGTAGTAGTGGCCGCAGCCGTGCTTGACGGGCTCCGCGTCCCGCTCCTGCTTCAGCCGACGGGCGACGGTGGCTTTCGCGGCCTGCTTTGCCTCGTCGAGGGTCTTGAACAGGCGGCTGCGGAGGGCGCCGCGATGCCGCTTGTATGCCGACTGCGTCTTGATGGTGTAGCAGTAGCTGCCGCCGTAGCCGGGGCAGAGGTAGATGTAGCCAAGTTCCTGGCCGGGCAGTTTGTCGCACCGGATGTCGTACCACTCGGTCTGGCTGGTCGCGTTGATGTCGAAGTGGATATTCACTGGCCGTCTCCCGGTTGGTGGTTTCTCGTCCCGTCTGCCCCAAGTATAGCACCGACCTCGGTGCATTGCAAGGGGGCTATGACACGGCCGAAATCCACACGTTCCGGAGGGCCTGTTTCGAGACCTTCCCGGCCGTGTCCCGGTGGTACTGGACCCGGACCGCCCGGACCCGGTTGCCGTCCTGGTGCCAGACCGCCGGGTGGACCTCCTCGTCGACGATCCAGGTCGACGAGCCGTCCTGGGCCTGGACGGCGTCGCCGTTGGCCCTCAGGAGCTTCGAGGCCGTCCTGGAAGCCAGGGAGGCCAGTTCCTGGGCCGTGCCCGCCACGAGGACGTGGAGCGTGTCTCCGCAGCGGATGGTGGTTTTGAAGGTGGTCACGAGCGGGCTCCTGGTTGGCGTGTCCGGACAATCAGCGGGACTTTCGCAGGCGAACATTCTTGAGGTAGACAGTGCCGTCGAATCCGACGTGGTGGACGCGAGCGGAAACCTCCCGGAATTCAGACAGCCCGAACATCGGGATGCGAGCGCTAAACTTGACTCTGTCCTGGCCTTCAAGAATCGCATATCGGGCTTCGTTGAACGTGTGCGCCCTCGGGCGGCCGCTTTCGTCTTTGGCAATGCGGACGACGAGCGTGATTCGCTGATTGACTTGGTCGCGGAAGGCGTTTGTGGCGTTCACTGGTCGTCTCCTGGTTAGTGGTGTCTCGTCCCGTCTGCCCCAAGTATAGCACCGGTCTCGGTGCATTGCAAGGGGCTATGACACGGCCTTCCTGCCGATCCCCAGGATCTCGTCGACGGTCAGGCTGACGAACCACTCGCAGTCGGTGGGGTCGAACGTGTCGTTGAGGTCGTTTCCGCAGAGCCATTGCCCCCCGATGTCGACGGTGTCCCCTCCCTTGCTGCGGCACCGCTCGGCGTGGTCCTTCAGGTCCTTGAGCGTCCCGTCCCAGGCGCCGCCGTACTCGTAATAGCCGTCCGGGCCGCCGCCGAGGCGAACCTCGTGGCCGCTCGATCGAAAATACTTAGCGTCGATCGACCGAGTCTCGCGGTGCGCTTCCTCGCGAAGGTCTCGAAGCTTCGCCTTGATCGAGGCGAGGGTCAGCTTGGCCGGGACAGCCTGCTCGGGCCGGTAGGCCCGAAGCGGCAATCCGCGAGTCTCGGCGAGGTAGTCGTAGACCTCGGCGAGAAACACGACCTCGGCGTCCTTGCCGCCTTCCTCGCGAAACGTCGGGCGGTAGCCGTGCCCCTGGGCGTCGAGGCACTCGTTCAGCGTCTTGAAGCCGGTGAGTGTCGCGAAGAAGTAGTCGGCGACCTCGAACAGCTTCTGGCCAGCCGAGTGGTACTCGGCAGCGACCTTCGCGTCGGGGCAGTGGCGGAACCCGCCGACCGCGTCTCGCGAAGCGATGGCGTCGTACTTGGCCTTGGCCGACTTGATGGCGGCGAGAGCGGCGAACCCCTGGGCGGCGGTGTAGCTGGTGGCGGTGTTCACTGGTCGTCTCCTGGTTAGTGGTGTCTCGTCCCGTCTGCCCCAAGTATAGCACCGATGTCGGTGCATTGCAAGGGGGCCGTTTTCGGCCTATGACACAAGGCTCTCCGCCACGGCTCGGGCCAGGGTGAGCCGGTCCTCGCCGTCGCCCTGGGACAGCCACGCCGCCGCCTCGATGATCGCGGCCACGGCGGTCGCCAGGGGCTCGACGGCGTCCTGGCCCCTCCCGGCCTTCCTGGCGAGCCCGGCGGCCTGGGTGCAGGTCCGCCAGTTCGTCACGATGCCTCGGATGGCGGCGGCGGCTTCCTTCGGATCGAGAGGTTCTTCGAGTTCCATCACTTCACCTTCGCCAGTCTTGAGGCGTGTCTCTTGGCCGCCGCGATCGTGCTGAACGACCCCATGTACTCGCCATTCATCCTCAGCCGGACAGGCTTGCCATCGGCAGCTAGGCGGAAGCGGATCGTGAATCGTCCGTCCAGGCTGGCCGATAGTTCGTCGCCCTTGCGGCAGTCATCCCAGGTGATTTTGTTCATCCTCACTTCCTCCTCGCCGTGCCGCCGACCTGGGCCGCCACCGCCTCGGCCTCTTCGAGCGACCCGTAGATCGCGGCCTTCGTCTTCGGGCCCCAGGCCGAGCCGTTCCAGGCCTTGTAGTCGGCGTTCTCGACGTTGAACCGGGCCGGCTTGTGGGGCCGGAACTTGCCGCCCGGGGTGGCCCGCTGAGACTCGCCACAGACCGGGCACTTGTGGAAGGCCCTGTGGCTGCCTGGGAGGCCCTGCTGACCCGAGCCGGGGCACCGGGCGGCCTGCTTGGCGGCGGCCTCCTGGCGGGCCTTCTGGAAGGCCTCGACGCCCTCCTCGGCGAGGGCCAGGGCGAGCCGGGCCGGGATGCGGGCCTGCTCCTTCGACTCGACAGGGGCCTCAGGGAAGCAGACCGAGCACAGGGCCGGGCCCAGGTCCGCCACGGCATCGGAGTCGGCCTTGCCGCTCAGAAACGGCGTCAGGGCGAACCCGGTGCGGTTGAGGCCCTTGTTGCAGGTCGAGCAGCACGTCGACCGGTGGATGTGCCCGTCGCTTGACGTGACGAGCCAGTAGCGGCTCCAGGGGCGGCGATCGTACTCCGTCTCGACCTCGTGGCAGGCCGCCTGGGCGTCGCGGCAGGCGGCCTCGGCCTGGGCCAGCTTTGCGGCGGCGGCGGGGGCGAGCCCCTCGGCGAGGCACCGCTCGACGGTCAGGACGTGGACGCGGACGTCGTCGAGTTTGTAGGTCCGATACCACGCCTGGAGCGTCTGCCCGAACGACGGGTGGACGTAGACGGTCTCGTGGACCGGGTAGCCCTTGCGGTTCGCGACCTCGACGGTGATGCCTCGGCCAGACTCACGCAGGACGGCGAGGGAGGCGTACTCGACCTCCCTCCATGCCCGCTGGAGGGCCGCAAGCCGCTCCAGGTAGATCGTGTCGACTTCGGACGGCGAAAGCTTGGTGAGGTCGGTCATGGCTTTTCTCCTGGGGTGGCCCAAGTATACCACCGTTATCGGTGCATTGCAACCCCGGGCTTTAGTCGGCCTTTTTGATGTCTTTTGCCGGGGCCCAGTCTCGGCCGGGCTCGGCCGGACACTCGGGATCGAGCGTGAAGTGCCACGCCTCCCCCATGCCCCTGGGAAGCTGTAGGGACGGGTGGGTGAGCGTCGCCTCGACCCACTGGCCGTCGACCAGGACCTTCACTTTGTCGCCGTGGCGCAGGTCGCTCAGTGGAGCACCTCCTCGACCGGGTTCGAGACCTGAACGTACCCCCGCTCCGCGAAGAACGCCACGTCGGCGGCATCGCTGCCGTCGACCCGCACGACCTCTCCCCGGGGGCCACGGGCGAAGTAGCTGCCGACGAGGCTGCGGCCGGTCCGGCGGTAGAGCCGGTTGGCGAGGCCCTCGCTGTCGAGCCCGTCACGGCAGAAGACGACCGTGGCCGGCCCGCCGAAGTCGTAGCTCTGGCCGACGACCGCGACCCGAGCCAGCTTCTGCCGCTCCTGGTAGGCCCGCTCCCGCTCGGCCGTGTCGGCCTCGACCACGACCCGCTCCTGGTACTTGCGGGCCTTCGAGCCGTAGCGGGCCTGGGCCGCGCAGTTGACGCCCCAGAGTTGCACTTCACCGCAGGCATTGCCATCGGCGTCGACCGGCAGGACCTCGACACGCCGCTTCGGGCAGACGGTGCCGCACTTCTCGCAGCGGCCCTCGTTGCTCGTGACTCGCAGGAATTTGTAGTGCATCGCGTTACTCCCCACAGGCTTGCTTCAGACACCGACGGCAACAAATCGGATGAACCCACTTCGCCTCGACTCCACCCTCGACCTGAATCCGCTGAAACCCGAGCGAGTTGACCGTCGCCCCCGAGCCGCACGCCGACAGGGTGCTGCACGCTGCGGCTGCATGCCACTTGCCCTTGCCGGACGACGGCGGGAAGAACGAGATTGGGCGAACCGTTTTCATGTCGATGTCTCCTCGTGACTTCCCAAGTATACGCCGGGCTCGGTGCATTGTCTAGTGGCAGGCCGCATCCACCTCTTCCTCGTCAATCTCGACCCCCGCCTGCCCGCAAAGCTCGGCCACGAGTTCCAGGAGTTCCCGCTTCGAGAAGTCGGACCCCCGGAGTGAGTGCTTGGTGACGATGGCGTCGCCCTCGACCGTGACGCTGTGGGGGTAGGTCGAGTTGGGCAGGTGCCCACGCTGCTCCATCACAGAGAAACACAGCCGCCGCAGGCAGGCCGGGTGGGCCACGGCGAAGCTGAGCCTGTCAACGTCGAGGGGCTGGTCGGCACTCTTGACCAGGACGTGAGACTCGTGGGTGGCGCCGCCGCCCCGACGCGTCGCGGACCCGTGGGCGACCCACACCTCGACACGGCGGCCGAGGGCCTCCAGGATGTCGATGGCGGCCACGATCGCGGCCCCCCGGACGAACAGGCTCCTCGGGCTGATCGAGCCGCTGGCGGCGAGGTTCGCCACGATCTTGACCACCGGCCGCGACACGCTGCTGCCGTCGGTCACCTCGGTGCCGAAGCATTCCGGCTCGCCGGACAGGTGCCGGCCGATGTCGACGTACTCGCCGACAAGGTCGAACGTGTACGAACTCGACCGGGCGTTGATCAGGTCCCGGACCGCCGACTCGACCTCGGCCCGTAGCTCCAGGGCCTTGGCGGCCCCTTCCGGCCACCCCTTCCGGGCGATCTCGACAGCCTGCTCGAAGGTGTTCGTCCCGTGCCACGGGTCCTTGCCTTCTCGCGTCTGCCGGCTGCTCGAACTGTCCTGCCTGGACGGGACGACCAGGGCCTGCTCGATGAACTTCTCGAACGACTCAAACTTGTGGATCACGGGCATTCCTCCTGGGGGTCGTGTGAGTATACCACCGGCCTCGGTGCATTGCAACTAGCGTGCGGCGGCCGCCTCCAGCTTGGCCCGGGTGTCGGAGTCGAGCCCCTTCCAGATCGCCAGTTCGCAGGCGTCCGCGATCGAGAACCCGGCCCGGACCAGGGCGGCCCCATGCTTGCTGGCCCGAGGGCTGACGATGAACCGGACAGACTTGCCGAACGACGCCACGGCGTTGCGGACCGCCACGACGTACCGGACGTACTCGGCGGCCCGCCGCTCGGTCTCGGCGGGCGTGACGCCGACCTCGAACGCGATGGCCGCAGGCCTGGGGGCGTCGGCCACGGCGGCGAGCGGGACGCCGGCGGCGGCGGCCTCGATCGCCGGATCGTAGTCCCACACGAGATTCACGAACCGGTCGAGCGTCGCGGCGTCGATCTGCTGCCGGCCGACGTACTGGCGGTCCGCACCCTGGCCGATCGTGTTGGCGCCGGCGATCAGCGTGAAGTCCGGATGCTTCTCGACGACCCCGTCCGGGAACGCGCAGTGGCCGTTCGCGAGCAGGGCGTTGATCACGACGAGGACGGCCGGGTTGGCCGCGTCGACCTCGTCCAGGAGAAACACGCCGCCGTGCTCAAACGCCTCGCGGAGGAGCGTCCGGACCGTGCGTCCGTTGGCGTCCTGGTAGCCCAGGAGGCTCGACTCGCTGGTCTGCGGGCCGACGCTCTTCGAGTAGAAGGGCAGGCCGAGGTCCTTGGCCACGTTCTCGGCGGCCGAGGTCTTGCCGGAGCCGGCCGGGCCGACGAGCCAGACGTTGCACTTCGCGGCGACCGCCCGTAGGAGGGCCCCGTAGTTGGCATGCCGGACCTGACCCGGGACGGGCTCCACCACGGGGGCCGGAGCGACAGGCTCCGCCGGGGCGAACTCGACGACCTGGGGCTTCGCCTCGCTGACCTCGACCCCCGCTGAGAACAGGGTGATGCCACGGGCGGTCTTCCGGACCTTGCGTCCGTCAGGACCGAGCAGCGTGAACACGCGGCTCTGGTAGCCCTTGGCCGTGGGCCGCTTCTGGCACTCGATGATCTTCCACTCGATGCCGTCAGGGGTGGCGACGGTGGCTCCGACGTAGTAGCTCTTCCAGGCGGGGGCGGCGGCGACGTTGTTCATGGGTTTCAGTCCTTCGTTGGCGGGTGGTTTCGTCCGACCCCAAGAGTATAGCACCGGCCTCGGTGCATTGCAAGTGTGGGGCAAGTCTCTATGACACTGGTCACAAAAAGCCCGCAAAAACAGGCCTATTCGCCGGATGCGTCCGGGGAGAACCCCTGCGGGCGGGCGCCTCGGACCTTCCCCTTCCGGCGGCCTTCGGCCTTCTCCTTGCCGTAGGCCACGATCTCGTCGAGGCTGTACAGCACGGTGCTGGGGCCGATCTTCCACGATCGGAGAATCTCCTTGCGAGCCAAGCTTCGCAGGTGCCCCATCGAGAGGTCGAGGATCCGGGCCGCCTCCCGGGCCGCGATGCGACGCTCGGTGGACGGTTCGAGGACGTACTTGGGTTTCTTAATCATGTCTCTATTGTCTCCTGGATCGGTGTATTGGTCAACGGTTTTTCCTGCCAGTAGTTGCTCGTCCGGGAGCACGAGTCGCACCGAACGAAAAAGGCCTCGAAGGTTTTTCCGTCGTGGTCGAACTCGTAGCACTCCCAGGACTCGTGCCAGTCTCTGAACTCAGGCTTCAGAGGATCGAAGTCCGCCCTCCGGTCACACCGTAGCTGCCCGCCACACCGCCGACACGGCGGGCAGCCGTCGACGATGCCGCCGGTGGCGTTCATGGATTTCTGGACAGAGAGGCGGCGTTTCATGCCTTCACCCCGTACTTCTTCCGGAGGCTCCCGATCTTCCGCTCGTGCTCGACGTCGCCCGAGACGCCCTCTGGCCACCGGCGGCCGTGGCCGGGGCAGGTCGCCCCGCCGCTTGTGCAGTGCTCCCGATGGCAGGACGAGCACCGTCCGTTCGTGCAGCGGTCCCATCGATGAAACACTCGCTCGCAGCACTCGCAGACCTCGACGGCCGGCCGGTCGCCGTGGTACGGCTTGAACTTGGAGCCGCCCACGATCTCGTCCCACCGCCCCATCGTGTCTCGGTAGACGAGCCGGGCGCCGGGGTATTCCGCCTGGACGTCGGCCCAGACCCTCTCGGCATCGTTCGTGACGCTCCGGCCACCACGGTCGAGGTCGACGATGAAGACGACATTACCGAACATGCTCGGCCTGTAGGCCACGATCGCGTAGTCAGACTTTGGCACGGGACCCTCCCTTCTTGCTGTCACCACACTGGAATCCGAACAGCCAGCACTCGATCAGCGGCAGGGCCCGCTTCCGGGCACGGGCGGCGCTCCGCCCGCCGTCGCCAGGGTCGTAGCGAACCCCCAGGTCAAAGTCTCGCTCGCTGGGATACCACCCCAGGCGGAGCACGAACCGACGCTCGCCGTGCGGCCTGACCAGCCAGCCCGTGTGCCATCCGTCGACCAGCACAGACGACAAGGCTGGGAAGTTCTGGGCGTCGCCGCCGGCATTTCTGCCGTGGCTGGAGCCGCCGACCCACTCTCCGAACTTGATGTCTTGGGTCACTTCTTCCTCCAATGCAGGACGGTCTGGATGACCTCGGTGTGCTCGATGCTCACGCCGTCGATGTGATTTCTCCGGGGGTCACTCGAATATACTCCGACTCCGCAGCATTGTCAAACGGCAAGAAACGGGGCCGGCAGCCCCGAAAGACCGCCGGCCCCGAGTCGAAAGGACTTGCCATGCGCCGGGCGTTACTCGCCACCTCCCGGCTGGGCGACCGCTGCGGAGACCGCCATGCGAGGCGGCCGCTGACGCTCACGGCGGAGCGTTAATCTAATAAGTCGGTACCCATGCCCCCTCCTACGAGTCCGTGCGTTCTTGCGTCAGCCTCCGTGCCACACTCGCGACGGCGTCCCGCTTCGTCCGGTACACCTCGCTGGTCCACGTCCCCCTGTCCACGAGCGTGGCGACACGCCACACGTCGTGAGACTTGAGGACCGCGTACCTCCCGTCCTGAGTCTCAAACCATCCCCGGGACACTCGCACGAGTTTCATTCGATGCAGCAGTCCCGGGCCTCCTCGATCCACAGGCTGAGGGCCTCGATCTCGTCCTTGTGCTGGTAGGCCCACTCGCCGACCGTGTCGGGGAACAGGTCTGCGTTCTCGCCTGGGTATGTCGCCGACGGGGCTCTCGACTCCCCGCAGGCCGCCAGAAATGACAAAAGGGCTTCCATGCCCGACTTGAGGCTCCCTCCCTTCACTCCGGACCTGAGGTCTTCCGAGGAGTGCGTTGTTCCGTCCGGGAAATCGATGTGGTAGCGGTAGCGGACACCCCCCCGGGGCGGGATGGCCGCGTACTCGATGCTCACCGTCGCGCCGCCGACCCGGATCGCCGGCAGCAGTCGTGACGAGATGAAGAACGGTTCGTGCAGCGTGATGGCCATCGGTGCCCCTTTCCGTACTTTCAGAGGGATGAAGACAGCTTGGACGCCACGCCCTTGGCCGAACGCTCGGCGACCTCGGCCGAGACCTTCACTTCACGAAGGGCCTCGACGAGCTTCTGAAGCTGGGCGTGGACAAGGCACCCCTCGCGACGAGCCTTCTCGGCGTCGTTGCGTGCCTCCTGGGCCTTCGCTCTGGCCTCGGAGGCCTCCTTGTCGGCGGCGATCCTGGCGTCCCAGGACTCGCGGACACTCGGAACGTAGTCCGAGTAGACGCCCCGCTCGAAGTCGACCAGGAACGGCTCCAGGGCCGATCGCAGGTACGAGAAGCGAGGAAGGGACTGCACGAAGCCGTGCAGCGTCTCGATTTCGTCGGACTTGGTCAGGCTCTTAGTTGCGGGCATCGGGCACCTCCTTGGGTTGGTGCCCGATCATAGCACTATCGGCAAGCCGATGCAATAGGCAGCTATTTGGCCGGGAAACGCACCTGCATGAGGCTGGACAGGATCGCAAGCCCGACTCCGTTGGCGAACGTCGCCCGTGGCAGGGCGAACAGCGACGGCATGCAGAGATTCCAGGCGATCATGGCGGCGAGACCGGCCGCGAGATAGATCGCGACCAGGAAAATGATCGCCAGGACTCCCACCGTCGCCGATGCTGCGAGCTTCATCATCGGCCCGCCTCGCTCTCTGCGATGAAGCGGATGACGTTCTCGGAGAATCCGTCGAGGTGGGTCCAGCGTCCGTAGCCGACACCGTTGCGGTGCGAGGCCACGTTGATCATGTAGGCATGCTTCGCGAGCGGGTCCGGGACGGAGTCCGCCGACTGCTCGTCGGTGATGACCACGAGCCGGTCGTGCTCGATCGCATTCATCGCCTTCACGGCATGGCCAAGGTACGTCCCGCCGTGGGGCTGAGACGAGAGGATCGCGTCGACCCCCGCCATGCCCCGCCTGGGCGGGACCTCCTTGACTGCGTCGGTGAACGAGAAGACCCGCACGTCCCCGGGAATGATGCTCGCCAGGGCGGCCGCCGCGTCGATCCGCCTCAGGTCACTCTTTCCAGACAATGCGGAGTCCATGCTCCCGGAGATGTCGACGAGCACGAGCGTCTTGCCCGGCAGGGCCGGCAGTTCCGAGATGGCCGCAAGCAGGGCGATGTCGAGCGTCGTCTCGTACTGCGGGCAGGCCCTCGCCGCCGCAACGTAGCGGAACGGCAGCACCCGGCCGGCGCCGGCACGGCAGAGGATCGCATTCTTGACCGCCGAGGAGTCGACCCCGGCCTCGGCCATATTGCGGAGGTTCCGCAGGAGGGCGAGATAGCCGAGCTTCCCCTCTCGGATGAGCCTCTCGAACGTCTCACGCTTGCCGGCACCGGCGGAGAGCGAGACCTCCCAGGTATCGGGAGACTCAAGGGTGCCGTCGACGAGCTTCTTCCAGGTCTCCGCCTGATCGGCGTCCTTGGGCTTGGCGTGGACGAGGAACAGGACGTCCCGGAGCTTGATCGCTCCGTCTCGGTTGTACTTTGCCAGTTGGTACGGCGAGAACTTCGTGAACGCGAGGGCGAGGCCCTTCTTCAGGCCGTTCGAGATCGGGCACCGGCCGTTCCGCCAGTAGACGGCGAGGATCTCGGCCAACTCGTCTGCACGCTGGACCACGGCCTCGACCGTGTCGGCCACGAGACGTCCTCCGCCCCGCTTGGCGAGGCACGACGCCAGGAGGAGCGGAACATGCCGGAGGTGGAATGCCGTCCTGGCCTCGACAGCGAGGGCCGCGATCACGCTGGGATCGACCTTCTCGCAGAGACTCTCGATGCGATCGGCGATGTCCTGGCCGTCCTCGTAGAACTGCTTCTCCCACAAGAGGCACGAGAGGACGCTCCGACGGAGTTCCTGCTCGGGCGAGATCCGCTTGGCTGGCCCGCCCTCGTGGGTCGTCTGGCGGGAGTAGTCTGCGACGTTGAGCTTCATCGGGATCCCTTTCTGGACTGGAGGAAAACCAAGGCCGAGAACAGGCGAGGACGGAACGTATCGCGCTCTACCGTTGAGCTACCCCTCCGGGGCCTTTGCAGTGGAGGGGGCCGGAGTCGAACCGGCGTCTCGTCTTCCTAAAAGAAGTAGCCGACCTCTTCACTACAGCCGAGGATTGTCAGGGCGAGAACAACTGCTCGCGGTGCCGGGAGCCAGCACCGGCGTCGCCGAAGGCAGCGCAGCCCCAGGCGGCAAGACTCGAACTTGCGTCCACTTGAAGTAGCCGCGAACAACACTACGTCCCTGTATCGAGAGGCGAGAACGGGCTGGGGCGGATGCCGGGCTCGAACCGGCCAATCAGCACGAGGCCGATCGTTCATCCATGAAGTAGCCGACCCATATCACTACGCCTGTGGATTGATTTATCGCCCGAGAACAAGCGAGTGCGGTGTTCTTTCCTAGCAATTGTGGAGTAACCGCGCTCTTCACTACGGGACAGCGGCCGAGAGTGTACTCGTATCCGTATTACGGTCAAGCCCGAAGTCCCGCTTCTTGATCTTCACCATGCGGCCGTCCGGGTGATGCCAGACGATGCCCTCGATGTCCTTGCCTGAGAGGTAGTCCCGGATGGACAGGTAGTCCCTCGCGTCGCAGTCGTCTAGCGGGTATCCGTGCCGGAGCAGTTGGTGTTCGAGGAGACCCTCCGGGTTGCCGTTGATCTTGGGTCCGCACAGTTCCCAGGTCCCGTCCATGCCGACGAGCGAGCGTCCAATCGATGCCACGGCATGCCAGCGGTCGGCCGGGTTGTCGAAGTCGACGAGCAACCATCCGGGCCAGTGCCCGGTCACGGGGTCCGGGTCCTGGGCCGGAATGAACCCACCGGGAGGCGACTTCCCCCGCTTGGCGTCGAACCGCCTGTAGAGCCTGCCGTCCCTGATGAGGCAGCACGTCCCGTCGTACTTTCGCGTCGGGGTGCCCTCTCCGGCAATCACCCACTCGGCCCCGGGCACGACCTCGCCCCGAACGAGATGGTCGCCGCCGTAGTTTCGCTGGAAGAGCGAGATGATCTTCCTCACGCCCCCTCCTTCACGAACACGCCCTCGGGCGTGAGCGTGCCCCGCCGGTTGCGGATCGTCTGGTAGGCGGAGTTCAGGCAGTGGGTGAGGTCGAGCCCCTGGAGCTTCGCGTAGATGATCAGAGTCACGAGCACGTCCCCGACTCCGTCGACGACCTCGGCCTCGTCTCCCTTGAGCGTCGCGTCGGAGAGTTCCCCGAGTTCGCTCACTGTCTTGAGAAGCTGGGCCTGGGGGGTGCTGTTCGGAACGATCCTCCGGTCGCTCGCCCACCGCTCCACGAGGTCGACGAGTTCGTCAAACGTGATCATCGGATTCCTTTCTAGTCGAGGTTTCGATCGTCAGTTCCATGAGTTCGTAGAAGATCGGCGACACGGCGACAATGCTGGTGGCCGCCGCTGCGACCGTGAACGCCTTGAGCCCTTCGTCGCCGAAGAGTGACGCCACGGGGAGGGCGACGAACACGGCGAGCGCGAACCACTCGGCGACACGGCGGACGTTGCGGTCGTGGTCTCTCATGTCGACTCCAGGATTCGGCAGAGGATGCGGAGGCTCTCTCGGATCGATGCGGCCTCCGGGCTTTCGTCGAACCTGGACGTGGCGAGCAGCGAGATCACCTCGCCGATCTCCGGGGACGGGTCCCTGGCCGACGCGGCCGCGACCGCCTTCAGGTATCCGTCCGTCGGCGTCCATCGATCAAAATCGCGAGACTTGCGGATCCGCTCCAGTTCCCGCCTCAGGTACCAGACGGCCTTCTCCAGGTCCTCGCGTTCCCGGCCCTTGTGCTCTCGCCTGAAGACGTACTTCAGAGCGTTGCCGACGTTGAACGGCAGGTGCTCGACGATGTCGATCGCCTCGACGCCGCTGGGGTGCGAGTTGTAGTGCGAGGGATGGTCGACTCCGCTCACGACGAGGCCTCTCGCGGGGAGAACTCTCCGCAGAAGTCCGTGGGGGCCGTGAGCGGCCAGTGCGTGCCCGGGGGAGGCATGCCGGCCATCGGAGGCATCGGAACGGCAATCGGGGCGTTTCGGCGGCACTGCCCCCCGCCGACCGGAGGCATGCCGGGC